ATTTTTTAATTTAGTTTATTGGTCTATGTTGTTTGTTGCGAAACTCTCACCGAATGCGATGTTAGAAGCTAATGAGAATTGAGCCATCAATCTCACTTCTGAATTATCACGAGAATACCACATATCTAACTTTTCAGTATCATCTAAAAGATTCACACCGATTACCATTTGACTTGATTTACCCATAACGATTGTGTCTTTACCTTGAAGACCTGGTGTGCTCAAGATTCTAACTTTTGTTGCTGGGTGGAATACTACATAATCACCACTTCTCAACTCTTCTGGAGAGTAGTGAAATAGGTTAGCGTCTCTCAAATCTACCAAGTAATTTTTGAAATTAGATGGAGACATAAAACAGATGATGTCGTCATCGTTAGATACAGCTTCACTCAATACTGAATAAACCTCATCAACACAAGTAAGCATTGAACCGATTGCTGGTGTAGTAGCACCAGTAACGGCAGCAACACCAGTTGTACCAGTTGAAATAGTTGTATAGAAACCATCAAATCCGTCAGCACCAGTTGTTGCCAACCATACTTTGTCCTCTACGAACTTTTGGATTTCCTTAACTTTAAGGTCTGCGATTTGTGCCTCAAAAGGAACTTCGCTGTTGTCCATTTTACCATTCAAGAATTGACCAGCCCAATAGTTTCTCAACGCTGTTGGACATAATGTCTCTTGGTATTGGTAAAGTTTAGTCGCAAGATTTCTCTGCGTAAAAGTTGTTCCACTCGCATTTGCGTTTGAATCCCAACCACAACCACCATCAGCCATACTGATTGACGATGATAATAAGTTTATCGCTTGTGTTCCAACAACGCCAGCTTGAATCTGAACAACTGACGGAGTTTGAGCCTTAACGATACTTTCTGATATTAGCAGACCACCAACTTCATCTGTGTAAGTGCTAATATTTGTTAAATCAAAGCTAAAATTATGTTTTTTCATTTTAATTTTATTTTATTATTTATGTTTATTTTATTATTTTGATTTACGAAGTTCTGCCAATCTTGCCAACTTATCCACTTGCGAGGACATACGCTGTTCTACATAAGCACCTTTTCGGTCGTAAATCTTTTCTCCAGCAGGTTCTGATTTGAACTCACTGAACTTTTTATTCAACTCTTCATTTTGTGATTTAAGAGCTGCGATTTCTTTGTTTAATGAAGTTAAAGCCTCCATAAAAGTTTCCATTACTTCTTCCACTTTTACTTCTTCTTCTACCTCAACTTCTTCCTTTTCCTTGATTTCGGTAATCACTCCGTCTTCTGTTGAAACAATTAGTCCTTCTGATGTTTCGTGGTCAGCATCTGGCGCTGGTTGTCTTCCCTCTTCGGTCTTAACATAGATTTTAGCACCTACTTCTAAATCACCATCAACTTCTACAATCGTTCCATCAATTAGAGTGGCTTCCGCCATCTTTTCTTCTTCTTTCTTTTTCTTGTCGTGTTCGCCCATTTCAGTTTCTTCGTCCTTGTCGTCTTCTTCAAGTTCTTCCTCTTCAACTTTCTCAACGATTTCCATATTCTTAATCTTACCAGCGGCAATCTTAAGCTTTGTCCCGTCTTCCAATTCTACCTCACCATCTGGTGCTGGTAATTCTCCTTCGGGAGTTATGATATAGATTTCATTTTCCATTTCCAATTCATCAACTCTCATTTCAACGCCTTCTTTGGTCTTATAAACCGAAAAATTAGATTGAACCATACCAAAGATTTCTCTAATCTTGTTGATAATTTCTGTTCTATTCATTTTAGAATAATTTATTTATTTATGTTTATTGAAACAATAGATTTTCGTTGAACCAACCTTCAACTGAATATCCATTAAGTTTTCCTTCTTTTATGTCCTTCCAGACCTTTTCGTTATTCACCTTCATAGTAATAACCCAAGTCCCTACGGGGTATTCCAGTCCCATCGCTGATGACTTATCAAAGATTTCATCTTCAACAATCCAACTTTCCTTTACATAACTATCGGCATTTTTCTCTGTGTGCTCTATATTTGTATCGTCCAACCTTTTTTCCCTCATAAACTTATCGGCAAGTTTAGCGATTGTCTCTTTACTGAAAAAGACATAATAAAACTCCCCTTGTGGATTTAATATCGTTGGCTCACTTCTTCTAATAATCATTTTGTTTGGTATTAGAGCAGCTCCAGTAATTTCCATCTTTTCCTCGTCAGTTGAAAAATCTAACTTTGATTGATTGACTGGCACGCAATTCGGAACTTCTTTTCCATTCTTCATTTTTGTTCCATACGCAACATATCCCGCTTGACACGGGTTAGGTTCAATAAAACTTTCTGTAATGGTTTTTCCCGATGGGTCAATATATGGTGATAATGAAGATACATCAACGGACATCTCTTTTGCCAGTTGGTCTAACTTTCTTTGTGCCCACTCAATACCAGCATCACCACCCCATGCGAGCCAAGCAACATATCCTTTGTCTTTCCAAGGCGTTCCCTTAAACTCGGGGTTGATTTCACTATTCTTTCTGTGTCTTTCAAAAGCTGCCATACGACCAATCGTTTCAGCAGATATTTTCTCCCTTTTACACAAAGAATTAGCACGAGCAAGTCCCGTTCTTTCCATTCCCGACACTTCATCTCTTCCGTGTTCGTCAATCCATCTTAACACTCTACAAGCATTTTCACTGGCTTCCTTTGGATAATCATTATAAGTTTCAAAATTGTATTCCCCGTGTTTTTCACAAGGCATATACCCTACCACTCCTCCGTTTAATCTATGCTCGTGTGAGCCCTTACACCCAATCTTTTCAGCTATGATTTCTGCTTCGTGTTTTCTTTCAAAGACTGGCATATCATCAATAATATCAACAATACCAAATTGTTCTTTGTTGAACCAACCACCTACTCTTGGGGTTGGTGTATTACCTTTAGCAATAGTTGTTTGTGTTCGTGTATCAAATAAAACACCTTCCTCTTCACTAACCAAACCTTTTCTACTATTTGAGTTATTGATGATATTACCCATTTCGTCCTTTGGTAAATAAGTTAGTTTTGTCCATTTACCACGACAATTATAAGAACCCCTCCAATTAAGAACTGAATAACCACCAGGCCCAACGGGATTTAATGAACTTAACAATTCAATATCCTCGTCAGTATAAACCTTCTGTGCGTCAATTAAGGCTTGGCAAAATACTCTACCCGCAGGAACGGGGTGTGTATATTTATATCTTACTCTTGGTAAATAATCGGGTTCAACCGATGCGTTTGGATTTGAATTGTAGAACTTATACATCAATTCCTTTTCTGGTATTGCGTCTTCAATCTTATACAAGACATAACCTTCCTTTTCTAATGTCCCAATGGGTTCTCCCAATTCAGACATCGCAAGGGCTAATTCATTCAGTTTATCTTCGTCTAATTGTTCGTAGATTTGTGGTGTTTCTTCCCCTTCGTTAAAAGCCAAAAATAAACTCTCGTGAGCTGGTTTTTCAACGATGGATATGGCATCTAATCCCGCCATTTCTTCCAAATCATCTATTGTAAGTTCTACTACTTTCATTATCTAATATTATTAAATATAAATTATACCCGTATTTACCATTTTAAAGGACGCTACGGGACTTTATCTGTCTATCTAATGATTGATTACTACTTACCTCTGTTGATACAACATAGGTCTTTATTGGAGTATTCATATTCATCTGTGATATTTGATTCAATAAGTTTGTCTCGGGTGATGTCTGTGTTGATAAACCAGTAATACCACCTGCGGCAAATCTTCTTCCCCCTCCCGCTTGATTGATTGCGGATAATAGGGGTTTAAACATACTCGTTGAACGAGCATTTATTACACTTTCACCATTACTAACCATAACGGGGACATTATCCATTCTACCCGAACCTTGACCGACAATCATACCATCTGCGGCTTTTGGTATTGTATCATCTGTATTTTGAATAGCATAAACACGAGCCAAACCTTGTGCGACAGCAACGGCTGCGGCAAGACCCGCTCTAACGGGAGCATCGGGTGTCGGTATGGTCAGCTGTGATGCGTATGATTGTTGAGCGGCTTGATATGTTGATAATGTCGTTTGTATAATTGCGAACGCTTTACCAAGTGCCGTTTCTTTACCAGCAATTTCACTTAAAGTACCAGCAGCATCTGCGGCAATTTTAACACTCGCCATCTGTGCGTCTTGTTTGTCTTTTTCTAAACCTGCTAATACTTTGTTTTTAGCTCTTGTTATGTTGATTTCTTGTTCAGCATTTTCTTCTGTAATACGCCTAATCGTATTGAAGTTTAATTCTTGGTCAATTATAGCTTGTTGGTCATATTGATTTTGTGCCTCATTTTTTGACTTTAAGTATGTATTATATGCTTCTGTTTTAGCATCATTATACTCCCTTTCAGTTATTTCTTCATTTTCTAATTGACTTTGTAATAGAGCAATTCGTGTATCATAAGCAGTTTTTATACTCGCATTAAGTTCTTTATTTTCTGCTTCCCTTTCTTCTCTTAACTCTTTATATCTATTATTTTCTTGGTCTATTAAACTCCTTGAATATTGCCTATTCTTATCTATTAAACTTTCATAACCCCCTTCTGTTTGTGCTATAAGTAGTTCTTGTGTTTCTTCATCAAACTCAATTCTACCCATCGCAACATCTTCCATATATTGGGATAATCGGTCTTCTGCGTTTAATATAGCCGCTTCTTGGAAATCAATAAGCTCTGCGTCAGCTTTAATAGTATCGTCAAGTAATCTTTGTTTTCTTGTCTTAAAAATTGCGTCCCTCTTATCTTGTGCTTGTTTTTCAATCGCAGTAATCTTTCTTTGTGTATCTTCAACAATCGCAAGAAGTATTCTTTGTCCTTGTTCAGCAGATGCGTTTAACTGACGGAGTTGTTCCCTTTGTGCGTCTTCTTGTATCTGTAATTCTTTAAGTTGAGCCTCGGTTTGGTTTTGTATATTGTCTAACAATAGTTGTTCTTCTATTGCCGCTAATTGTTCTAATTCACTTTTTCGTTTGTCTGCTGCTGCCTTCTGTTCGGCTCTTTGTCTGTCCCTCAACGCTTTCTGTTGGTCAAACAATTCCTTCTGTTTCTGTAATGACGCAAGTTGAGCGTTTTGTAATGCTTGGTATGCCGCAGCTTCCTCGTCCAACGCTTCCTTACTACTATCACTCAATGCGTTTTGAGCCTTGATGGCTTCATATCGTCTTTGTGCTAAAACTTCCTCTTGTTTAGCCAACGCAATCTCCGCTTGTCTTACTTCTTCAAGTGCTGCCTGTCTTTCCTCATACGATTTGGTTTCATCGTTGATTACCAATTTAGCTTGTGCGATTTCCTTATTCTGTCTTGCCCTTTCGTTATTCAATTCACGGGTCGCATCAGTGATGGCTTGTAATTCAGCCTTGATACGCATTGCCTCATTGAACTCACTGGCAATCTCATCACCAATACCACTGAATGCTTCTTTCATATCATCAGCAGCACCAGCAAAATCACCACTAAAAAACTTAACAATGGCACCCCCAACTTTTAATACTCTGTCTCGTAATACATCAAGTGCGGCACCAATACCTGCCATCACTCGGTCAAACGCTTCACCACCAGCTTTGGTTGATGTGAATGCTTTGAACAATAATGTTAAAGCTCCAACGATTGCTGCGATGACCGCAACAACGGGGTTTGCCAATAATGCTTTAAATGTTTGTGATAATCCTTTTACTGAATTACTTACTTGACCTACAATACCTGGCGCAGATGTCAGTTGGTCTCCCAAACCTTTCTGTGCTTGTTTTGTATCGTTGATTGCTTCTGTGGTCTTTTCTAATGCGTTTTCTGCCTTACCTAAATCGTTGGCAAGTTCATTCCATTCATCACTACCAAAGTCAGCCCCTTCTAATTCTTTCCTTAAATCAGTAATGGACTTATTTATATCGTCAATATTGTTTGCTGCCTTTTCAACAACATTACCACTTTCATCAACGAACTTTAACTTAAAAACTAATTCTTTCTGTGCCATATTCTATCTATAAATATAATTTTAACAACTAACCCCTTTTGTTATTGTTCCCGTTCCCGATAATAAACTTACACTACTATCACAAGCACATACAAACGCAGTTTCACCAGGGTCTAATATTGTTGTCGTTGGACTACCACAACTACCACAAGGGTCGTATTGGAACTCCGCTGTTGATTCTAACCCCGTATTTTGTAATTCATAATTGAAACAAAGAACTCCACTTGAACTTGGGGTCGGTGTAGGTGCTGGTGTTGATGTTGGAGTAGGTGTTATTGTTGGACTTGGGGTCGGTGTAGGTGTCGGAGTTGGTACTGGTGTTTCAGTATATTCATCGTAAATATCCAACAACTCTATTTGCGTTGAACAACCACAACCCGTATAAACCAACGGAATATAAGTCCCCGTTGTATATGGTATTTCTATTCTTTGATAAGTGTATGAAGAGTTGTAAATCCC